AGGGCCGACAGCTCCTGGTCTTTGAGGAAGCCCACGGCCGCAGCCACTGCGATCTCTGAGTGATACGGCACGTGCACGTCGGACATGATGCCGACGTTGCCGATGACGTTCATGCGGTGCGGAGTCCACGTCTCGGCCATCGACTTAGGCATGGCCAGGATCTCACCAGCCGCTCGCTGCTTGCGCGGGGCTGACGGCTTCATCGTCTTGCGGTTCTTCGCGCCGGCAACGCCAAACTGCCGCTGCATCCTCTTGCGGGCCTGGTGCAGCGTGATGGCTCCGTTGGCCTCTTTGACGAGCCGGCGGGCCAGCGTCTGCGCCGGTGCGTCGGGGTGCATCTGTGCAAGCCGCTTGGCCATCTCTGTGATGGGATCACCCGCCATGCTTCTTCCTCCGTGCAGCTGCCTTCGGTTTCCGCTTGGCGGCATCGCGCCGCAGGACCATGTTGCCGTCATCGTCGATGATGCCGAGGCCCGTAGCCTCGTCGTCCTCGAAGTCGAGCTCGGCGAGATTAGGCCGCTGGGCCTTCGGCTGCGGCTGCTTCGGCTTCTTTGGCACGGCGGGCCTCCGCTTTGAGGGCGTTGCTGATCGCCCGTCTCACAAGCATCCTGCCAGCCATGTCAACAAACGGCAGGCCGCGCTCTTCGGCAGCCTCTCGCAGGAAGCCCATGATCTCGGCCATGCCCTCGGGCGACGCGCACCAGTCGGAGCCCTTCTCGTCCATGTAGCGGGCGCGGGCGGTGCATTTACAAGTCGGCGACGAAACGATGTAGAACGGCCAGCCAACGAGGAGGGCTTTGAGTTCGGTGCCTGGGCCGTGCGATGGCGGCACGGGCTCTGGCTGCGGGGGAACGAATCCAGGCTTTGGGCGACGAGGATACGCCGGGTGGTCAACGTCTATCGTCCACTCGTCGCCTTGCTGTGCGACAACGCATGGCATGACTTCTTCCAGCGTGTAACCACGCTCTGCACACTTGGCTGCTAGGTGAGAAAAGTGGCACGAAATCATGGGAGAGGATTGGCTGCGATTGACGCATCCAAGAAGTCATCTCCGAAAGCCGGATCGGGTACTACACCACCCGTGCAAGGATATGACGTGCCGTTGTTAGGGCAGCCGCGAACCTTGTTCACAAGCTGGAGGTCTACAATGTCTGCCGACAAAGACCTCGTTGAAAAAATGTAACTGTTGCTTGCGGCTGGCGTTGTGGCGGCTATTTCGATGCTTCCTTCACACCTCACTAAACCAACAGAATTACAGTCGCACACCGGCCTCAGCACAAACTTTGTTATCTCCACAACATACGCCCGACACGAACCGTCTCTGTTTGACCATCCGTAGCCGTTGTAATATCTATCGGGATCAAATTCTATTCCTGATCTAAACAACGCTCGGCTGTCTATGCAGCCGTAGTCGTATCTAGCAACCCCGTCCCGGAATCCAAGCCTATAGGTTGAGCTAGCGCAAAGCTGGCCAGGACGAGGAGTGCAGCCTGCTGGAAGACTGAACGCAAACGCAAAAGATAATCCCTGCAAGGTGACTGTTAGCGTAACGCTCTGAGGGCATGGGCTTGAAACGCATTGGTTGCAACAGCAGAGCTGAGAAGGCGTGCAATCTCTGCACGGGTCGCAACAAACACACGCCATCCCTACACCCTGAATCTAAGGAACGTGGAAGTAAACGTCGCCCCTGCCACCGTGATCGTCTGCGTGCCGGCCATCGAGACGCTGATGGCAGTCTGCGTGCCGCTCATGGACACGCTGGTGGCGGTCTGCGTTGCGCCTGCAGATGAAATTGACGCGGTGGCTGTTGCGACAGAAACGCTTATCGCGCAACTTGCAGTATTCAGCGAAGCGGAAACGCCTGTCACAAAGCTGATGGACGATGTAGAAGCAGAGCCGGCGAAAGTGATAGTCGATGTGCTGCCAGTCCCGAAAAACCGAATCACCGACGTGCTGCCTGTGCCGAACACAGTGACAGACACGGTGCTTGACGCAAAGACGGCCGTGGCTTCCTCCACGGGAACGTCAATCAAGAACCACGCCGTGCCGTCCTTGGCTATCGCACAGTCGCCGGCCGCAGCCGTTTTCGTGATCGGGAAAAACAGGTTCATTGCCGACGCGGTGTTCGGCGTCTGAGTCTGATACTTGAACGTGACAACCTTTTCAACGCCGGTCGGCCACGCACCTGTGAATGTGCAAACGCGGAACACCTTCCGGTTGCGGAAAAAATCTTCGCGGGCAAACGACAGCGGCCTCGCCTCTGGCGTAGACAGCTCCGCAGCCCTCACCACGTTGGCGATCCGCTCGGCGCTCTCTAGCGTGAACTGCGTGGGGTCGCGCGGGCTTGCCATCACGGCGTCCCAAATGTGGAGAAGTCAGCTCGTGGGTTGACGCGCCGCGTCAGGATCGCGGGAGCGCCAAGGGTCTGGCCGCCGCTGCCATCAAGGCCGACAGGGTTTGGGCTGGCGATCCATTCGCCGTTCTGAAAGTCAAACACCATCGCTCGGCGCTTTTCGCCGCCAGCAATGAAGTTGAAGCCCACGTCGGGCAGCAAAAGATTGTGCCCAGACTGACGAAAGGCCAGCGTGGCGGTCGTGGCGAAGTACGTCACCAAAGAGTTGCTGAACTCCTCAGTGACAGATGAAGCGTCGATGCCGACGACCTTCACGGTGTCCTGCCCGCACCCAAGAAACGACGATGCGTTGACGTGATTCTGGAGCGCAAGCCATGCGCTGGGGTAGGTGGCGAAATTCTTCGTGACCTTGATTTGCACCAGGCTCTCTTCGGTCGTAAGGCCTGGGAAGTAATCGTAAGCGCTATTTGTCAGCGGCGCGTCGGGTGGCCAGGTCGTGTTCGAGTTGTAATACGCCAAGGCAGGCACGCTGCCGGGCCGCGACTCAAAAGCCCACGTAGAAGGCCGCGAGGTAGGCGTCAGCAACTCGGCAGAAGTCACGACGCTGTATTCGGCAGTCACCTCCAACGCATAAGGGTTGTCTTCGAACCGCTCGTTTACCGCGACCTTTCGCAGTCGCAGTGCGGTATGCACCGGGTGATACGCACCGAACGAGTTGCCAGCCGTGGCTGTCATGATGTCGGTGATGCCTGGCGGCCCGCCGGCCGTCAGCGTGTCATCGCTCAGCATGCACACCCATCGCCGTTTGGCCGTGCCGCCGGTAGAGCCGACTTCGTTCTCGAAGGTGCGGGCGAGTTCTTTTGTTGCGACGATTGTGCCTGGCATCAGTTAACCCCTGCGAGACGTGCGCCGCCCACGATGGCAACTGGCGTGTTGAAGTAGTTTGCAGCCGCTTGGCCGATACCCTGTGCGATCAACTGCAGCTGCTTCGTCTGTAACCGGGCCTCAATGAGCGCCGGGTCTTGCGCGTTCGCGGCGAGCCCGAGGACTAGGGCTTGCCCCTCCTGCGTGCGAATGTCGGCCGTGTTGACCGTGCGAGAGCCGAGGGTATTGAGCTCGGTGATGCGGGCCACCTGGCGGTTGTATTCGGCTTCCTCGGCCTTGCGGCGGGCCTCGGCAAAGCGGGCCTGCTCTTGGGCGGCAGCCTGCTGTTGCTGCTGCTGGACCTTGGCAGCCTCTTCCTGCTGCTTAACGAATTGCTCTTGGAATAACTGGCGCTGCCTAGCGGCACCGCTGGCAATGTCTTCTTCCTTCGCCTTCACCTGGTCGAGCTGCTGCAGGCGAGTCAGGGCAGCCTTTAGCGCCTCTTGGTCGCCGCCAGCTCGAGCGGCAGTCGCCGCCTCCTCGGCTCGTGTAATCTCGGCGTTGAGGGCCACAAGGTTCTCTGCGGCCCGGATGCGGTCTGCGTCGCCATTGAATTGCTGCTGCTTGATTAGGTCGTTTACAACCTGCTCCTGTTGCAGCCGCAACTGCCTAGCCTCGTCTTGCAGCCTTTTTCTTTCTGCGGCTGCTTCCTTTTCTTTTTGGATTTGCTGGTCGAAGAAGTCCTTTTGGCGCTGTAACTCAGCCTCGTATTCCTCTTGCGAGAAAAATCCCGCCTGCGTCTGCGCCTGTAGTTCTTTCACGCCATCGGCAAATTCCTGGGCCGCACCAATTCCGTTCAGGCCAAACTCAGTAGCCTTCCTGGATGCTTCATCCAGCATCCTGTTGGTGCCTTCAAAAGCTTTCTCAAAGCCCTCTCCAAAACCTTGCTCGAGGGCCTGCTGCTGCTCTTCTAGCTTGGCCCTCAATGCGTCAAGTTCAGCCAGCCTTGCCTGTGCATCCTCGCCGCCCTGCTCGGCGATCGCGGCCCGCTGCCGCTGGACGGCGGCCAGGTCTTCCTCGAGCTTGCTGGCGGCATCGCCGGTCTTTAGCAGGGCCTCGACCCGCTTGCCGTCAGCCTCTGCCTGTGCGGTCGCGACATCCTTGGCCTTCTCCCTCGCCTGCAGTTCCTTGTCCAGTTCGGCGTTCACGTTTTGCATGAAGCCGTTCATGATGTTGATCTGCTCGGCAGTCAGCCCGCCCTCTTCGGCCATTTGCTGGAAGGTTTCAAGCGTGGCCGTGGACTGCTGCAGAAACTCCGACGCCCCCTCTGTGCCGCTAGCCAGGAACTGCTGCAGCCGCTGCTCGGTCTCTTCGAGGTTTGTAGTGACCTTGACCTCGGGTGCCTGGCTGGCCTCAACCGTCGCACGGAACCCGCGAACGTAGGCAGTCGCGGCTCCTTCGCCTCGGGCCGCAGCGGAGCCGTCGCCTTCACCTAAGCCGACCGCATTCAGCCCGGCTTGGAATGAGTTCGCGCCGGCCTCCAAGAACTCCTGCTGATTCTGTGCCAGCTGGGCAGACGCAGCTGCGGCCAGGTCCGCACCGTACTGCTGCAGATCGTCCGACACCCACGAGCCAACCGCCTCGAGCAGTTTGGCAAAGCCTAGCGTCAGCCCGTTGCCGATCGTCTCGAACAAGTTGAACACTTGCCGAAGCGATTCGGTGATGGCCGTGAAGGCGTTGGCCACAAACTGAAACACCGCACTGGCGGTTTCGATCGACTCCGTGAAGCCGCTGAAGTTGCCGACGAACTGATCGAACACGCCTGCGAATATCTCGGCCCCTTGTAGCAGCACGTCCGTGATTGCATTGGCGATCCCCGTGCCGCCCTCGCCCTGAGCGCCGCTCCACTCCTCAACAAACTTGAGGAACTGATTCGTCACATCCGTGACGGCCGGGGCAAGATTGCCGATCACCTGGCCGATGATTCCTTGAATGGTGGCACTCACCAGGTCGAAGGCATCATTCATATCGGCCACGTTGTTGATCTGCGTCTCGCTGACGATGATGCCAAGTCGCTCGGCCCTCGCCTGCAACTCTTCAATGCTGGCGGCCCCCTCGCGGAAGAGCGGGGCAAGCGCCGCCCCCTGCTTGCCGAATACCTGCACGGCTGCGGCAGCACGATCGGCAACCGTAGGCAACTGCGCGATGGCATCTCCGATCGCCGAGAACTGCTGCTCCGGCGACAGCGTCTGTAGTTCTGCCAACGATAGGCCAATGCCGCGCAGCGTTTTGTCGAAGGAGTCTCCGGGATTCGCCTTGCCGATGTTCACGGCAAGCTTTTGAATGGCCACACCGAACTGCTCGGTATCCACGCCAGCCATCTTGGCCGCGAGTGCGTAGCCCTGAAGCGCCTCAACGCCAATGCCCGTGCGGGCACTCAGATCGTTTAGCGAGTCAAGCGAAGAGCTTACGTTGCCGGCTAACGTCAGCACGTTCTGTGCTGCGCTCGTGAAGGCGTTGCCCAGGGCGGTAAACCCGTCCACCAGCACCCGGCCGATCTCGATGGTGCTCAGCGTGCTGACGCCCCGGTTTAGCTTGTCAAGGCTTTGCGTGGTCTTATCGGCCTCGCCCGTGAAACGCTGCAGGCTCTTCTGGTTCTGGTCAACGATCTTCTGCAGCAACTGCAATGCCTTGTCGGCGTCTGACAGACCCTTGGTCATGCCAGAGGCATTGGCAGTCATCTGCATGCCTACGCCGATTACAGTCGCCATAACTCACCCGCCGAAAAAGTTCTTCAGTTGCTTGATCTGATCCACCATCTGCTGCTGATGCTGCGGCGGTTTGTCGAGCGGTACAAAGTCTTCGGCCCGTGGTGCCTTACCCTTGGCGGAATACGGGGCAAGCACCGCGCTTGCTATCAGTCCCGTCTCCCGCCACGAATCCGGCAACGCCTCGAAATACCTCGTGTACGCCAGCCACTCCGCAAACTCAACGGCCGACATGCGCCGCTCGAGCTCGCCCACAGTCATCTTCAGGTGCCCCGCCAGACGAAACAGGAAACGCCTCGTCGGGCGGACGCTCAGTTTTTTGCCAGTTCCTCTACGTCCTTCTCCGTGATTGCGTTGTGTGCCGCAGCCTTGTCGAATAGCCGGCCGACGACCTTGGCAGACTTCGCCGCCAGCTGCTCGACCTGCTCATCGCTGAAAAGCCGCTGGCCAGCCTGGTCGCACAAGCAGCGTGCCAAGAACTTCGCACGGAAGTTGTCCACGCCCGTCTCGCGCTTGCCGACCCATTCCTTCTGGTAAGCGTCGAGCTCGCCCACGGTCATCACGCGGATATAGACTTCGCCGCCCCACTCCTTCACGCTGACCTTTAAGAGTCCGAGATCGTCGGCCGCCAAAATCTGCTCTGCCGTCAGTGCCATCGTCACTCCTTCACGATTTTGAACGTGGCCGAATACCGGGCCACATCATTGACCTTCCCGGCGAGCTGCAGTGATTGGCAGATGGCCTTCGTGGTGAAGGTCATGCC